CTTGAAAAGGCATTGTCCATTCTCCCTATTTTAAAAAATCAATTGATTTTTAATTCATATCAATTATTTATATTTTTAGAAATATTAGAAATATCACCAATGTGTCATCTTATTTTGAAAATCATATTGATCATCATTATTTATCGATACAACATTTTCTTCTTCATGCCCGTCATCTATAAAACCAAACGGCAAAACTTCTTCTTCTAAAAGCCTTTCTTTTTCTTGAATGATCTTTTTTCTAAAATCAGTATCTGTAATTTCTTTAAAAAATTGCTGAGTCGTAGTCCAGGCAAAAAGCACTACACACATCATTAAGTCATCATGAGCTCCTTCTTCAGCTTCATATGAATTTTTTCTCTGAACAAATGTTGATGCTTCTTGTAAAAGATTGTAATCGTTTAAGAAAAGCTGACTTTTTTCAATTAAAGTTTTTGTATTGGTGCAACCAATTCTTTTAACTTGTTTTGTTGTCCTTACGCCTCTTTGAGACTGAGACCCAAATCCGCCGCCAATAATTTGACCTGCTCTGCCTTTAGCAGTTGTATATACAAAATTTTCATATTCCAAATCTTGATTTAAAATATCTGCTACTTGTTGACCATTATCATTAATTTCAACCAAAACGAATGCCTCATTATAACTTTTAGAAACATGATATATAATATCAGGATATAAAACCGGATCAATGAGATTATTTCTATAACAAGCAACAACATTATATGGCAGTTGAGTAACATCGAATACAATAAACGCTGAAGCGTCTCCTCCAATGCCTCTAGAAGTGTCTACCACAGTAAAATATAATTTATTAGGTTCAGGCTCTTCGTAAACTTGTAAAGCACCATCATAATATGAGCCAATTGGAGTTTTAAACGTCAATAACCGTAAAACGTTGGGAGAAATTAAAGTGTTTGCTGATCCTATAAATTCAGCTTCAAACTCTTGCCGGAACTGGTCCTCGCTTGTGTTCGCAATCGTTTTCTTTCTCCATTCCTCATCTCTACCAGGAACGTCCCACCAGTTGACTGAGTAATTAGCATATTCATTCCTATTTTCTGTACTATTGTGCCATATTTTATAGAACAGATCAAAACCATTTGGTGTTGATGTAATGACCACCTTGGTGTTAGTACCAGAAATGATTGTGGGATAAACTGAGGTGAAGAAATCATCTTGAATATTGCGAGGAACGAATGCAAACTCATCAAGATACAAGAAGTTAATGGAGTAACCACGAATAGCACTCGATGCTGTTGAAGCGGCAATAATTTGACTGCCATTCTCAAGCTCTATATTTGTTTTATTCCAAGTAGTGACGCCTTGTTGCAACCATTTAGGCAAATATTCGTATGCTCTCTGTACACGAGCGAGAATCTCGCGAGCTGTAGATAATTTGTTCGCAAGAATTGCTACTGTATAACTATCATTAAAAATAACATGCCATAAAATTACAGCAGCTGAAGTTGTGGTCTTACCAGCCTGACGGCACGTTTTAATAACAGTAAAACGATTATCAGCAATCGTCTGCGCCATCTCTTCTTGATAAGGATACATGGCAAAATCAACTAGACCCTCGTCCAAGCTGATGATTTTGACATAGGTTTTAATGAAGTAGTTGATGTCTTTCGAGCATTTAATTATTTCTTCAACTTGCTCAGCCGTCCACTCAATTGGAACATATGCTTTTTTTAATTGTGGATTATTTAAATATAAATCACTCATTTTGCTTGACTTTTCTGAGAATAACGTTATAATAAGCCTTGTAGGCGTTTTAAACTTATTCTGTTTGTTGTTTAATTAACTTTTGTAATTCACTTGTACTGCCTACAAATAAAGCGTTAGTAACATTGGAAGGTTGTGATGTCCCGTTATCTTTTAACTCTTTTACTTTCTTTTGTAATTCTAGTAAGTCTTTATTCGCATCAACTATTGTCTTCATTAGACCCGATAAAACCTCATATGCTCGAGGAGACTCCGAGGATTGTGCAAGGATACTTAGATCTTCAATCGAAGTTTGTGCGGAATCAATGATGTTTTTCAGATTTTGTCTAGCATAATTATAATCATCAGTTACATCATCAGTTTTGATATCCAAATCTTTCTGTAATGTAACTTCTCTATGATCATTAATTACGTCTAAAATAGGTTTCGTATCTTTAGGAAGATTAAATATTTCTTCCATATTTTTTTCCATCTCAGTTTTCATGGTTATGAATTCTCAATAGTAAATGGATCCAATGTAATATCTGTTGTAAAACCAAAATCACTGTTTGCACTAATTTGATTGAGCGCAACCGACAATGATGAATTTGAAGAAGGTGAATTTAGTGCAACACCATTTGCGAACTGAGAAGGAGTAACAGTAACTTTTTCAGAAGTTGGCGTATCCGCAGGAATATCAAGCCTAAAGTTTGTAATAGATCTTTTAATAACACCGCTGTTGGAAACAGGTCCATAAAAATACGCTTTGACATTGAAATTTAAATTATAAATTAATGCACGTCTTACATCAAAATCTCCTTCATATGTATCTTCAATAGAGACGTCTTGTAAAACAATTGGAGTATCAACAACAATTCCCATTTCAGGTACAAGTCTTACTTGGGTTGTAAATTCTGGACGAAAATACGGAACAATTTGTTCAACAATTTGAGCTCCGTCGTCTGCATTTCTTACAAACACTGACAATAAAATATTAATATCATATGGTACTGGAACAAATTGTGTATCAACTCTATCAAGATCAGATGCCTTTAAACGGACATTTTTTAGTGTAGAAGATAATTTCCTTGTTGGCGCATATGCCATACTCGAAATTTCAAACCCCATCCGAGGCAAAGTAATTGCTACATCTTGATCTAAGTTTGGATCCTGTACGAGACGAACGAGCCACTTTTCTTTAGGACCATAAGCAAGAGGAACGAGCAAAGATTGTATTCTGTTGCCATTTGAATCTAATCTTTGTACTATAATGTCGTTGAATAAATTGCCAAATGCAATTACATACTTACGAATAGCACCGTGGTAATATTGCTGTCCAAACATTAGAATCTATCCACTTCACTGAAAGGATTACTCTCACTAAAATCAATTACTGAGGACGAACTGAATATTGGATCATTTGACTGAAAATACTCGTTATTGGCAGTAGGTTGATTTGCTTCAATCCTATATTCCTGCATAAGTGAACCGCCATCTTCAAGTTGAAGTTTATCGCCATCTTCCTGTAACATTTCATTCGTAAGAATATCGGCGCTAAGATTATCTTCGATTGCATCAATATCACTAATACCTGTATCAATTCTCTCATTGCTATATGTAAACAATTCACAGCGAAGGTCATAAGTTTGTAGTCTGCCTGTTTGATAAAATACTGCTTCGTGCTCTACAAACTTGATTTCAAATAACTTGTCTACCATCGGAAACCAAATCAAGTCTCCTTCAGTTGGTCTGTTATTTGTAATAGCATATCCCTCTGCTGTGCCAGTTTCTAGTGTGATACCCGAAAGATATGATGTATTAGCAGAAGTAGATAAAAATTGACGAGAAGGAGAGTTTGTGTTTGCACTCTCTTGCAAGTAACTATAACCAACCTCTGTCGTTAGCCTTTCTGATCTTGCCTGATCAAATCTTTTTCTTGCGATCGTAAATGTAACAGAGTCTCTTATTTCTAAATTAAACTTAGAAAGAAAATCTCCTTCCCCCTCAAACCCCTCAACATTCTTGATATACATTTCAACATCAACTGCGTCATCATATGTCGCGAGTGTATCCTCGCCAAATAGAGGATCTCTTCGAGCAGCCGTTTTAGGAATATACTTTACATTATGACCGTAAATTTTAATAGATTCAATTGTTAAATCTTCTACAAGATCTTGCTCTCGGGCATATGCAAAATTATTAAAATATTTGTTTGTAGGCACAGGATTATCCTATCATGTCCTGTACAGGTAAACTGTAACTGACAATCATTTCTTCTTCAAGTTTTTGAATTTCAGATTCAGCGTCGTCGTAAATTTTTACACCATTAAATGTGAGGCCACCGGGAAGTTGCATACCTTCAAACTTTGTAAGGTTCGAACCCCATTGTCTTTTAATTAGTGCAGTTGCATATCTCATCAACCATCGATCGCCCCATACATCTGAATACGTATCTGGATCAGTAATCTGATATGCATCAATAATAATATATTCTCCTGTTGCTACATCGTTTGTCCAATCCATATCAATACGAAGTTTATTGACGTGGCGATTATAACGAATTGGCTTTTTACCAACGAACAACTCTTCTAGCGACTCGACGTGTCGCATTGCGGTGACATAAGGCACATAAGATGACGCCGAAAGATCAAAAAGATCGTTTAAGTGAATCTGATATCTGATATTGAAGAGGTTCGAGGACTGGACTGCCTGACCGACATCCAGTATGGAATTGACACCGATTACTGAGTTCGAGAGTGTTATATATCCGTTCGTTTTATCGGAAGCCGTAACGACATGTTTAATGAGAACTCGTTCGGTGCCATCAAAGTGATAATCTTGGTAATATTTAAGAGCTTCGTCTATGCGATCTTCAACCTGTTCATCATCTACATTAACGTCAATTACAGGTTCTCCAAGACGCCGAAGGCAATAATTCTTAAATGCTTCTCTAGTAGCTGGTACTGCCATTGTACACTCCAACAGGTTTTTTATTATTTATAATAATATGATAAAGTACCTATAATCTTAATACAGCTACGCAATTTTCTCCAAATTCCGATTCAAACCATTCTGATACCTTTATAAAACCTGTTTTTTCGTATGCTGGTAAAGCATTTTTTCTAGGACAAGTCCAAAGGTATATTGCATGATTTTTTTTAGCATAAGAAATAGTTTTTTCCAATAATATAAAACTCAAACCTTTATTTCTATACTCTTCATCAACCCATAAACCTCTGGATCTAAAGTACAATCCAGTCAAACAAGATTCATAAACGCTATTAGTCCCGATAATACGATTTTCATCTTTTAAACAAAAATAAACTGGGTTTGCAAATTTATTTATTTCTTTATCGTTATAAAGTCTTTGCTCAAATTCTCTCCATACCCTATCATTGACTGGTTTAACTTCTGAACTTTTATTTGGCCAAAGATATTTTTCCCAAACTGGTTTAATTTCCTCCCATTCACAAGTTTCAACTTGAAAATGTTTCATATTCTTTCCATTCATGCGGTTTATTATCCGTATGTGTAAAATGAACAAGTTTTATGTCAGGATGAAATCCACCAAGGTAAATATAATCATTACCACTTATTTCTTTGTATTTTTTTGTTAATTCCTTTTGCCAAACAAACATGTTTTTTCCATAATTTATTTCTTCTCCAGTGACCCATCGAGTAAACCAGGCAGCTGGCAAGAGCTTCAACTCTAATTTTTCCTTTACTGAATCTTCAACAAAATATTGTTCTCCATTCACAGGTCCTTTTGTTATTCCATTATTAATATAATGTCTTTGCCATTTATGAATATCAGACATAAACTTGTCATAAATGTATTTGCAATCTTTTGGATAGTATTTAAAAAAACCGCCGTTTATTGAATATCCCTCTTTTTTTGTATCTCGCCACCAGCCTGGCATAGAAACAAATTCACCACGTTTGATAGGGTATTCAAAAATTTCTTTAAAATTATTTATCAATAAAATATCAATGTCTATAACGCAAACTGGTTCATCAATATCAATTTGCATTGGCCACATCTTATTCCACTGTAATTTTACATCTTCATGATATGGTTCACGAATCCAAATTATTTCATAATCTGAAAGTTTTACATTCAAATAATCTTCGTAACCAGGACCATATTTATCACCAATTCTAACTGCAAATATTTTCATAAAAAATTTTTTCCCATAATTTATTAGGTCTAGCGCCTCGAAAACAATAATATTTAGAATTCTTTTCTAAAATATCATGTAATTGATTCCATGAATCTAATATTTTTCCAAATGTATATACCGCGTGATTTACGTGATAACCATATATATTACTTGCATTAAAAAACACTTTTTTATCTTTTACTTTTTCTTTTAACCAATCTGAATCAAAATTTATCAAATCGACTCGTTTATAGGAAACTTCACAATTTTTAGTCATTTGACTTTGACATTCAATATAACATTTTTCTAAATGTGTGAAGTTAGAAGCATCAATATTTACATCAATTTTTGCATGGTTTAGAAAGAAAATAATTTCAGAAAAAGACATATTCATATTAACAATTTTTTCCTTAATATCTAAATTTTCTTGTAAGTAGTCATAAAAAACAACTTCACCTTTAAAATTTAATTTTTGAGATAATGTCTCACCTATATAACCAGAACTAGGCGTTATTATTAAATCAAATTCTTTATCTAAATTTTTATATGAATTCAATGTTTCATTGTTAAGAATGTAAAATGTTTTTAGAATACGCCTCAAAAAAATTTCAAAATACCAATCACTTCTATCAACATTATCAGTAAATGAACTTGTAGTTAATTGTTTCCAATTTTCAATTTGATGTTCTTTTCTTTTTTTCAAATAACCGTAAGCATATGCTTTTTTATTTCTTTGTGTGCGATTAAAATTGTTGATTATTGGCAGTCCGTCTACCTTTATCCATGAGGGTGTATAATCATCATGAAAATTATCATCCGCTCTTTCAAAATTTTCCCAAATAAATTCACCAAAAATATTAGGACAGTTTAATTCGCGCCACATACTTAAATTAAGTTCAATGTGTTGATGATGTAGATATGCTGATTTATTTGGACGAGCTATTATATGACCTCTACAAAATTCTTTTGTTTTTGAGAAATTATAAAATTCTACAATACTTGTTGGGGTAGAAACCATATCAAAGGTCATGCCTAATCCAACTATCATTGCATGAGTAATTGTTTTTGAAAGCGTTGTTAAATAATTAAATAATTCTTTTTCATGTAAAATTTTAACATGGTGTCCAGATCCATTACCAGTCAGTCCACCAGAAACATTCATAACAGTTATTTGTAATTGTTTTTCTATGTTAAAATCCCAGTAAGACAAAGCATCTGGGAAAACAACGATAAAAATTAAATTTTGAGTAGATTTATTGATTTTAGTGGGTTGAGAATTCCATAACGTAACCCATTCATCAAATTGTTTCATATTTTTCATTTAATATATTTCATAACTTCGACAAAAATTATATTTTTAAATATTTATGATTTCATTAACAGCTTCGTTTCCAAATTTTTTCTGAATAGCTTCAAGCATCAACTTTTTTCTCTCTTGATTAGACCCTCCATGAATAATAAAATGAAATCTATTTTCATTTGATCCATTATATGCTTCATGTTCAACGCCGTTATCAAACCAAAACCCCGTGCAAGGTTTAAAGGGAAGTTCTTCTTTGGTATCACTTCTCCTTAAATAACATCCTTCGGGCTGTGTTAACGCAATATTAATCGCTGCCGCAATAGTTCTTCTTCCAGGTGAATCTGGAGGAGAATCATCATGAGATTCTATTCTTCCTTTAGGTTTTAATAACATAAACCTACATCTACGGTATTTTGTATGAGGAAATTCTTTTAACCATCTCGTTGTTTCTGGAGCTATTTCTGAAATTTCGCTCCACCCCCATCTTACATCTCTTTCATCCAATCCATAACCACTTGGATTTTTTGTATGATACCAAGCCATGGAAGTATCTTGCTTATTTTTGTCGACAAACCCGTGTAAAGAGCACGAATACCACCCATCACCATCGCTATAGCGGTGCGGAACAAAAAATCCAGCTTCATAAACACTTTGCGCTTCTGAGATACATTCTTTAGGTATCTCTAACGGTATTTGCAAATACCAAACGTCGTTTTTTCTACACCAATCTATTACATTCATTTACCAATTACCATAAACCTTGTCATACCATTTTCTAATTTTTTTGATCCGGAGTATAAGATATGAACAATATTTGCTTGATTCGCCAATTCATCAGTTGATGACACGCAATTAATATGATCGTCGTGTTTTGTATCATCGCTCGACTGTAAAACATAATAACCATTGAAACGAGGATTCAATTCTCTGAATCTTTTCATCGGAAACATATGTTCGCACGATGTGTTAATTACAAGGTCAAACGGTCCTTTGTTTGAGTTTATAGAATCAAACATTATGTTTCTAATTTGACATCTATACTTTTCAGCTTCTTTAAATCTTTTATTAAATTTATATGTAATAGGTTTGACATCAGGATCCATTTCGAAATTTTCAACAAATTCTAAAGATTTAAATTTTTCAAATAGCATATTAATTGTAAATGGCGCATACCAACCAGCGAGTAAAGCAATTTTAATTGGCTGTAGATTACAGTTACTCATCTCTTCAACCATCCAATTTTTACTTTGGAGTTGAGATGAATTAATTGAAGTTACAATTTTTGTATATTTTTTTTCGACGAAACTAGAAAAGGTATTTCTCCAATCATTTGCTAATTCCAAATTATAATCGAACATTTAATACCTCGCTTTTGTCTTCGCTATCATTATTAAAAAGACAAATTCCATGATCGGGTCTAATTTTTTCTTTTTCCATATCACCCGGATAAATATTTCCTTTGTAATATGAATAGCAAGTACCTTGTGGAAACCCTTTGAACAATTTTATATTTTCTTCGTTATGAATATCATACCAATGATGATTTAAATAATTATCCATTGTTGGATACGTAAAGAAAATAACTTCTGCAAACTTATCAATATGATCGTGTATAGGTTTTAATTGACCTCTTTTCCAAAGTATAACTGAAGAATTTACTAGAGGAGATTGGTATTTTGCATAGTTCTTTTTACATTCATCGATATCATTCCAATATCCTCTAACAATATAAGGATATTGATCATCAGTTTTAAAATGTAAAAAGAAAGTTGCAAGATCGCAATGTATGATAAGATCCAGATCTAAAAATAAGAAAAAGTCGCCAGGTAAAAAACTATCATTAAACATATAGCACTTGCGCCACGCCCAGAAAAAATTCTTTTCTGGTATGTAATGATGATCCCAATAAGTTGGTAATTGGATATGATAATCTTGAGTTGGATTATCTGTAAGACAAATAAACTGAAACGGCACAGAGCAATTTTTTTCGCACTGTTTTTTTAGTTTTTCAACATACTCGTCTGAATATTTGTCACCCCACTTAACACATAATATAGTATTCATTTTTTTACTTATTAATTATATTATGATACTCTACTAAAACTTGTAAAGGAGTTGTGGCTGTTCTAACTTTAGTTTTGTCTTCTGCAGAAGAATTTTTAACAGCATCAAATTCAAAAACAGCGAGTTTAACCTCAAATAATGTTTCACTTTGCGTTTCATCTTCAGGATCAAAATTAAGTAAGTCAGTAATTGTTGATGATATTGATGCTGCTTCTGTTCGTAAGTTATTTTTTTCTGCATATCTGGCAAAGGCAGCTTCAAATTCTTTTTTGTGGCTTTCGTTTTGAGCATTTGTAACTTCATCTAATTTTTCATAAGGAACTTCATATAAAAGAGCTCTGAATCTTGGATCATCTTCATCGACAGGAACATGGTATTCGCGTGCTTTATTATCATCCGCTGAATAGATAATGACAGCGGTTTTTTTAGTTACGTCTTCCGAATTGGTATAGTATGCTTGAATAACTTTTCCAACGAACTCAAATTTTGGTTTGTCGTCTAAATCATATGCGTCATATCGTGACATTATATTAACTCCTATACCTTAACAATTCTTAGATTATATGTATTTATTATCTGTGCTGTACCATCAGGAAACTCTTGTGCTCTATAGTCATTTAGATTAACCTGTAAAGTTTGATAATTGCCAGTACCATCCAATTTAGTATCAACCATATTTGTTCCACGAACGTTACCTGAGCCAGATGTTGCTGTTGCATATGAAATTTTATATCCAGCAGTACTGTGAGCTGCTGTATATCTTAGCCAATCTCCAAGTAAAGTTGCTCCAGCAGCTTCACTGAACTCTTGAATGTTATTACTTCCATTAACAAACATTAAATTTCTTGTTGGAGAAGAACTTACACCATTTCTTCTATGCAAATAATAGTTTGTAATCGTTTGTGGTTGGTCTAAAGTTTCTGGAATACCAGCTGCACTGTAAAGAGTAGTATCTGCCCTAGTATCAGTAAATATTGGTGTAGCTGAACCAGAAACTTCAGTATAACCAGCAATTGATGTAGAAGTGCTAATTGTATAAGTTCCTGCTGTTGTATTTGATTCTGAAGCTACAACCATTAAATCAATTGCCGGATGAATAAATGTATCAAGCAAATCAGCAATAGGCATTGCTCTAATAGCGCCTGTAGCATTATCATAATAAACTGGATAAGAAGTTCCTGAATCTGTTGTTTGACCAATTAAACCAGATCCAGTATAATTAAGGATCATCTTATCGTAGGTAACGGTGACTGTACTTGGTTCAGCAGTAACTGCTTCCGATGGAAATGCGGAAACGCTAGTAGAATATGCACCAGCTTGTGTTCTTGTGTCATCCATGTTACCCGTATTACCACCACTCGCTGTAAATGTTACATTAGCAGTAGGTTGCTGAGAGTATTCATAAATGGCTCTGGTTTGCCATTCAACTATCTCAACAGATGACATTTCTCTTAAAATTGTGCCATTATAATATAATGGTGATCTAGCAGTCATTAGATAGACCCAATTCCGTTAATTGTTTTCAATGTCGCACCAGATGAATTGGCTATTAGTAAAGTAGCAGTTGGCGTAGCTTTAATAGTACCATTCACTGTTAATTTACTTGCGCTTGGTGCTGTGTTTCCGATACCAACGCTACCATTAGCAAGAACTCTTAATTTTTCTCCGCCATCAACTCTTAATCTGATTGAACTGTCGGCGCCTTCTGCGTTTTCATCTGCCGATAGAACTAAATTGTCTGTTCCAGTCACGCCAATATAATTGAATCTTACAAGCGTGGTTCCTGTCAATCTAATTTTTGCTTCACCACCAGTGTCTGATACCTGAAGTTCATTTTGTGGTATTGTAGTATTAATACCAACTCTATTGTTTGCTGCATCAACGTAAAATGTAGCAGATTGGATGTTTACGTTAGCAGTTGCACTGATTGTATTTGAAAATGTTGTCGGTTTTGTGAATGTGACAGCGCCTGTAAACGATCCTCCGGATGTCGGAAATTTACCAGAAATTGCACTATTAGTATTCGCTAAGAAATCAACATCAGCCCCAGATACTGAAGCTGCCGGAAGATTTAATGTTCCTCCACCAGCCAATGTTAGCGAGCTGTTGGCAGTAAGAGTGTCTGAAAATAATACTGTGTTGCTTGTTGAATGGTTATTGAATCTTTCAATAACTTGGTTTGTTCTGTTTAACCAAGTTTGAAAGGTATCAGTTAATGCAACATTAGAAAAAACAGCCATTAGTTAGACCCAATTCCGTTAATCGTTTTCAATGTAGAACCACCAGAGTCTTGAATAAGTAAAGTAGCAGTAGGAGTGGCTTTAATTGGACCACCAAAATTAGCCCTAAAACCATTTGAAGAGGTTGTATTAGCAAAGGTGACATTGCCTGTAAAATTACCGCCAGTTGTTTGAACCACGTTTGCAACCGCAGCCTTTGTCGCAATAAATGCATTAGTATTTGCTAGTGCCGCCTTTGCTTGTACATCTGCTGTCGTATAACTTGAAGAATCGAGTTTAGTTCCAATAAATGTATTGGTGTTAGCTAGTGCTGCCTTCGCTTGAACATCTGCGGTGGTGTAACTAGAAGAATTAAGTTTAGTTGCAATAAATGTATTGGTGTTAGCTAGTGCCGCCTTAGCTTGAACGTCCGCTGTCGTATAACTCGAAGAATTCAATTTAGTTGCAATAAAAGCGTTCGTATTTGCAAGATACGGCATACCAGTTGCTGGAACACTTAATGTGGTATTTGCAGTTAATGTGCTAGCAAATAATACCGTATTGCTAGTAGTATGGTTGTTCAGTCTTTCAATGACTTCATTTGTTCTTTCGCGCCATTGGGCAAATGTATTCGCTGAGGCGACATTGGCGAATGCTGCCATTAGACTTCTCCACTCTTATTGACTGCCTTAAGGATTTGATTTAACATAGATTTAAGATCATTTAATTCTTCTTTTATATTATTTATATCTTCTACTACAGCCTGTCTATTTTTTTTCAGTTTTTTATAGTTTGCCAAAGCAACTGAATCGGTTGATAAAACAGCTGTTGTATGCAAATCCCTCTGATATCCAACGACATTTTGTATAGGTTGCAATTTCATTTATATATCCTAAATTTGAAGAGCTATTGCTCTGAAGTTTTTAACTCTTGGAACTCTAGAGTAAGTAGAAGACAATAACACAATCTTAATCGCATAATATTTAAATCCAGTATAAACAATACTTTCTGAATTTGTATATTGTACTTCACCAAGAGGACCAGTTAAATCACCTGTTGGAATTGAGTACTCATATTCTCTGAAGTCTTCTAGATTTTCAGAATCTGAAACTTCAAGAGTTGAAGTATCTTGAGTCATTACTCTCCAAGAACGATCCTCAAATTCATCTCCATCTTCAACGTGTAAGATTTTGTAATAAACAAGTACGCTAGCAGTCGCTGGTTTATATGCTGTTAAAAGAACTTTTAGATCTTCAGCATCTTGTCCTTCAGCTAAAGTTATTGTTTTGGTAATGTACCTAGCAAGCGCATTACCGCCACTCTTACCGTTTTCATTAGTAGAGTCATTATTTACAAGATTTTCAATCGTAAACAATGCGCTTCTATCGTTGTCAATTGCTGGTGATACAAATTTATTCGAACTGTTGGTCAACACCACTTTAATTTCAGCTGATCCATCACCACTTAAATTGGCATTTTCTGTTGTTCTGCTTAATACAAATTTTCTAGACGATAGCGTTGTATCATCGTTTTCATTGATATTAAAGAAACTAGAGTCTTTGGCAGTACTTGAAGTTGCTAGTTTTGCGCTAGTTGTAACTGTAGTGCCATCTAGTTGCAATCTACTGAAGTGATTTTTAAATACATCAATATTTAAATTATCAATTGACAAGATAACGCCTGTTCCACTGTCTTTCTGACCTTTGACTTGCGTATTAGTAACAAAGGTTCCAGTAGGAGATGCGAGATGCAACTTAGTATTCGCAAAGTTTTCAAAATCATAAAAATCAACAATACCAGTTGGTGTTGCTTGACTGCTTAAAGCGTTTTGCGTAGCAGTTGGCGAACCATTTGCAAACATAACCCTTACAAGTTCACCGTTACTAAATTTAGTTGGTACTGTAACATCTTTGATTCTAATAGTAGCTCCAGAATTAAATGTCACAACACCATTTGCTCCTGATGTCAACCCAAGAACTGACAGGCCTACGTTGGCGCTAGTTGCGCTATCCATTGTAAGCGTTGTCTCACCATGAACAGTTTCTCCGACAACCGAAAACGCTCCAGAAGTGGTGTTTGCAATAGTTAAAAATTCTTTAGGATCATTTTTAAAGATCGCCGTTCCAGTTTGATTTGTACCAAAATTCGCAAAATACATTTTTATTTTCAAATCTTCCTGTTGAACAACATTCCATTGTCTACTATTAGAAGATACCATCAGTGTACCTAATAGGGGTTGTTTAGTCACTCTATTTCCTGTTATGCGATCATCTTCGCCTAATCTCGAAACCCAAGCTACAAGATTTGGATTGTTGTTTTCTGGTTCAACAACTATAGCATATTCTCTTTCACTGGAAAGATATATCGGAGTTGGGAAAATTACTTGTGTTGGTTTTGATCCATCAGAACTAATATTAATGTCGCTTGCAGGAATTGTTAACTGACTAAACGGAACTTTTTTATTTGTAATAAAACTACCAGAAGGATCAACTTCTTTTATGTATACAAATAAATTTCTGGTCGCATCTTTGCTTTCGAAGAACAAATCAACCTTTGACAAAAACCCTCCCGCAGTAGTAGTTGTACCATCTGTCCTTGCAATAAACGAAAAACTTTGCGCGATTGGATCACCGCCACCGCCGCCGCCGCCGTCGTCGCCGCCGTCGGAGTTGCCGTCATCAGGTGAGTTGTATCGTTGGCTTGATGATTGCGTCGTTCTTGTTTCATTGATAACTCTAAAATCAATGTTAACAGATCGTGTTGAAATAACACTTTCTGATTTTTCTTGAATTAATCCAGATGAACTATAGTTACCAA